CCATTGATGCGGCTTCTACTTGGCTAAATTCTAATTTAAGGTCTTGAATAATCTCTTCTTCGATGCCATTAATATCGCTTAATACGGCAGTACGAACAGGAAAAGATGCGGCAACTACACGGGTTGGCAACTGCCAAAATGAAGTCGCTAAGTTTGGTGTACCAACATCGGGTGTAAATGTGTAACCCCATGGATTAGTCGGGTTGGTTACGTTACCCGTTTTAGCAACGAATTGTACTGCTGAGTTATTCGGTGCTTTAGTAATTCTTGAACCCATACGGAATGGGTTTGCATAACGCAATGAAGCAAAGGCATCATCAAAATAAGTACGCCCGCCAATATTCAGTCCTGAGCCAGTCAGGGCAGATGCCTCTCGCAAGTCAATAACCACTCGGTTACCACTTAGGATTGATTCTCTCATTCCATCTAGAATTTTTTTGGTCGCAGTCATTTCTCTTTATCCTTTATTAAATCAAAAGAGGGGGGATTGCTCCCCCCGTCTTATTAAGCACCAGTTGCAGTTGAACGATAACGAATAATCGCAAATGGGTCGACAATGCTTGAGCATAGACGCTTCTCACCGTAGAAAGTGATGAAACCAGGCTGAGTCTGGTCATAGCGACGAAGCACCATGTTCATTCTGTCTACGATTGTGTGTCCACGGCTAAAGTCACCGAAGTACATTGGGTATTGGCTGTTTGTGCCTGCTGAACCGCCTGCGGCAACTGGACTTTCAACATAGTTGTTTACAACTACATCAAAGCCAAGCAATTTACCAACAATACCGTCATATACCAATGGAGACATACGCTCAAATACTGGGGTGCCGTTGTCATCTACCAAACCACGAATGCCTGCCAACATTAAAGGGCTCATTACGAATTTCGCAGATGGAGTCCAGTATTGTTGTGGCAAGAGGTGGATAAAGTTAATGATGTCTTCAAACTGAATGTTGTTTGCAGAACCAAAACCGTTAGTAGTCAATTGGTCATAAGTTGCAATGTTGTGCAAACCATCGCTAGATGCAGTACCGCTAGAGCCAAAAGAGGCAGTAGAGATTGTTCCACCTGTGTAGGTAGAATTAGCACCCGGATATGAGTTCAAACCACGAAGACCATCAGTAGCACCAGTAGCAGTAGTTGTAGAGCCTGCTTGGTCGTTGTTGATAATCATGGACAAGCCCTCGCTCTGCGAGAATTCTTGCATCATGTCGTCAACTACGTTTGCTTCCAAGCCATCGATGTCGTCAAGGGCGGCAGTACGGATTGGGAACTGTACGTTCAAGTCTTTAAGGTTCAATTGCCAAATAGAGGTGTTCTCGGTTGTTGCCGCACCGTTATTTTGAATTGCATATCCCCATGCAGGACCTGCGTTGCCTGTCTTGGCTCTAAACTGATATGTAGCACCATCAGTAGAAACCGCACGGCTAACACCACGCATTGGGTTCATTAAACGTAGGGCATGGAATACTGGGTCATAAGCAGTACGACCACCGATGCCAGCACCAGAGCCTGTCAATTGTGATGCTTCTTGCATATACGCATCATACTGGTCTGTGCTTTCCCACAATTTGATTTCTTTTTCCAACTTAGAAGTGTTCTTCATGTAATCACGAAGTTGCTCGCGCACCATACGGTTTACATCGCCACGAACAGTCTTTGCAGGGGCTTTGATAATTTCAGGAACTTGAATTGCTGAAACTTTTGCTTCCAATGCGGCAAATTTCTCGTTAATTTCTGCCTTTGCGGACTCAACAGTTTGAGCAACTTCTGTTTTTACTTCTTCAATTTTTTGAAGGTTCGATACTTCGATAGCATCTACTTTTTCAATTACTTTTTCAATAGACATGGTATGTCCTTTCATTTAATGCGTTTTTCAAGTGCCTTAGCGAGTTCCCGATGGGCAAATGCTTCAAGTAAAGCATTAGCATCGAATTCTTCTTTGGCTTCAGGTTTTACCACCGCACCAGAATCACTCTGTTGTGGGGCTACTTCAACTTTCTTAGGAGCATCACGCTTCTCTAGTACTCGTTTGAAGACACTAGATGCGGTGGTCGCATCTTTTTTAGCAACTCCTGCTTCACGCAAAAGTTTTTCTAAAACTCTCGGGTTAATATGACCTTGTTCATCAAAGCATTCCAATTTCATAATGTCTGCTTCGGGATTATTTGGGTACATAACTACGCTTACTTCACGAATCCCGCCCTTAGTAATTTGAAAATAAGAATCCATGGCATCTTTCATTGGAGTATCATCGCCAACGGGATTACCTTCGGCATCTACCCAACAGGCTTCCTCGGCATAAGCACCAACGGAAACACCGCCAAACATATCAGGTGATTCTTTAAGCACGGTATATAAGTCTGAACCGCCTTGTGTATTTAGATATAAGCGACCCTCGGCAGTCATGCCTTTGTCGTCAAATTCAAATGAAGTCCATTCGCCCATTGGCATTCCCATATCATTATGATTAAGGAACATAGGGAGAGGCTTGCCCTCGGAAGCAAATTGTTCAGCCCACTGAGCAAATCCCTCAGGCTGATAATTAAACTTACGACCATCGGCACCCTCACGAGCACCCCAAGTCGTCACACGGGCTTCAAGCCGACCGCTTGGTTGTTGTGCTTCGTTTGCGTCCTGCGCTAGGCTTACTTTTGCCTCGCATTGCAGTTTTAGATTCGATAGTTTCATTTATCACCCCATTGTGAATAGATTGATTGTCGTCTTTTATCTTGTGGGGCTTGTCAATATCTATTATAGGAAGTTTAACATCAGACTTCTTGATTTGGGAAGTCATTAATGCTAGAAACTTTTTTAAAGTGTTCATGTTGTTCCTATATTCATTCTGCGAGTTTGATTCCCACCGCCACCGCCAGTATCCTGAGGGCTTGAGCCACTAATAGGATTACTGTCTGTTTTATCTTGTTTTAGTTCGTCAGCCCCGTCGATTTTCGGTGTATTTAAATACTCACGAGCCTCATTGGGGGTCATTATTCCCGCATTTACTCCTGCAACCACGAAATTCATTTGGTCAAGAGGAGCACCTTTGAGAAAATCTTTAGTGTCAAAGCGTACTTGTAGATTAGGATAGCCCTTAAATAGGTGTTGCTTCAACTTTTGTTCGATATTAATAATCATCGGATACATAGTCGTTTTATAAAACTCGTCTAGCATCGTTTGAGTATTATTATATTTACTATCGGTAGTTCCCAACATAGCAGGCGGGACTCCAAATAATCCGCAAATACGCTTCATGACTTGCTCTTTTAATCTAGCCGTATCGGCATCTTGCAAAGTAAGCATATCAACGGGGGTATATTTCATGCCTTGGTCAAGCAACATACCTTGACCCGCTTTGCTTGGGTCTACGGCACGGCTACCAGTTAATTGATTCCATGTTTCTTTTAGGCGGGCAGACAGTTCTTTATATTTAGCATCAGGAATTACTTGGTCTGTGGTAAAGATTCCAGAGGGTTTTGCTCCGTTTTGCATAATAAAGTTGGCATAAACATCAATATCTTGGTCAAGAGCAACTAACTCCGTAGCCAAAATACCTTTGTTAAAACCGCTTGAACCTTGCCATGCCGCTTCTTTAATATGCATTACTTGGTGTGCATCTAACGGCTGATTCTTATCAAAGCCGTATGAGGGAGTGCTTAATCTATATGATGGGTAACGGGTTGCCGTTAGAATAACCGTGATAAGTGTTGAATCTAGGTTATACATCTCTATTGGAGTCTGCATCGGGTTCTTTTGGTCTTCCCGCCACCATAGAGTAAATGATTCGCCTGCCAAATCCTGCCACATACACCATTGATACCAAAACTCGTACATGGATTGAAAATTGTTTGGATTCATTAGCAAGTTAAGCACTTGCTTGGCTTTAGTCTTTTCTCTAGAAGAAACATTAGGGTCTTCAATAGCATCTACAAAAGTGCCATCTTCTGCTTTACTAACAATACGCAATGAGCATTGAGCAAGGCTTCGAGCCTTAACACCTACGCAAGCCATAATAGTGCTATTACGGGTTAAAGCGGAAATATCAACGACTCGACCCGCAACTG